TTATTACCGCAAGCAGAAGGCGCCTGCGATGAGCATGGCGACCGGCGCGGTGACCACAACTTCCAACCTGCTGAGGGCCTGATGACCGATCCTGTGGTGCCTACGCCGTCGATCGGCATCTCCTACACGGTCCAACTGCCTAACCAAAAAGGGTTGGTCATGCAGTCCTTCGTGGAGCGCGATTGCGATCCGAAGGATCTGGACCAAATTCTAGATAAGCTGCGCGTAGCTTCGTTTCGGCAGTGCGCGGTAGAAATGGTGGACCAGCTTGAACGTGAACTCCTAGCGCAGAAAAAGCAGGCGTCTAATCACGCGCTGCGGATGGCGCAGGTGGATGAGAATGTGCGGCGCAATTGGACGCGCACGGGGCGTAAGGGCGATCCGCAGCTCGACAGCAAGGAACGGCAGGAACAGGAAAAGTCGTACACAATCGCTCGAGATATCCAGGAGCGTATTGCCGTTGTAAACGATGAGCTAGAAAAGTTTCGCGCACTGGTCAGGTAGCGGATGTGGCTCTCAACGCAGCGCAGATCATCGATATCGCGACCCAGCAGGCGAAGTGCCCCGGCTTCACTGCGCAAGCGCTCGCGCTGCTGAATACGATCCTGCAGGAGCTGGCGCAGGACTACGACTTCAACGTTATCCGCAAGTCGGCCTACTTCAATTTCGACACCACGGCATCAGGCAACGGCTATGCGGTCGGCTCCGGCCCGAACCCGATGCCGTCCGACTTTTTGCGCCTGCACCGCAAGGGCTGTTTTTACTACATCAGCCAGGTGCCCTATCCACTGATCGGCGTCGAGCAGGAGCAGTTCGACACCTTCGTCCAGCAGCCTGGTTTGCAGAGTTACCCGTATCTGGCCTACGTCGACGTGACCGGTGTGTCCGGTGAGGAGCCGGGACTGTACGTGTGGCCACCGGCCTCCGGCGCGTACCCCGTGACCATCCGGTACAATCCGCAGATGCCGGACATCACGGAGCAGACCGAGGTTCCTTGGTTTCCCAACACGAACTACCTGATCCGTCGGCTGGCCGGTGAGCTGATGGGGCTCACCAATGACGACCGGATGCCGGCATTCCTCGGCGATAACGAGGACACGGCCCCGATGGGCGCGGGCGTACTGCTGCGCAAGTACCTGCAGATGAAAGACGACCCCGAGACCGCGGTGAAGACCGTGACACTCGATCGCCGGCACTTTGGTCAAGCTTGGAATAACCTCCCTTCGACCAAAACAATTGGGTGGTGACGGTGAAACGAATGCTATGCGCGTTCTCGTTGGCCTTCGCCCTATGCGGAGCCTTCTCCGTAGCGTTCGGACCAACGCTCTACGCGCAGCAGACCAAATCGCAGCTCAATACCGAGGTCACTACCAATCTGCCCGATAATACGACCGGTTTGATCACACCCGCGATCCTGCGTACGACGATCAATGACATCATCGCGTCGTTCCAGCAGGCTCCCGCGACGATCACCCGCGCGAGCGCGACCGACACCATTCTGGTCGGCGACTTTGGCCAACTGATCTCCTACACCGCCAGTCCGGTGGCCGTGACGCTGCCACAGGCGACGGGGTCGTTCGCCAACTTCAACGTCTTTATCAAGGCGTCGAACGGCCCGGTGACGGTCACGCCGACAACGTCCACGATCGATGGCAACGCCAGCCTTCTGATCAGCGCCAGCAGCGGCGCCTGGATTGTCTCGAACAGCGGCAACTACACCAGTTACACCTCCGGTTCCGGCGGCGGTGGAGGCGGCACCGGCACTGTGACCAGCGTGACCGCGGGAGCCGGTCTCGTTACCAGCACGGGCAACCCGATCACTGCGACGGGCACCCTGTTTGCCCAGACTGCCGTGCCTGGTGGTCGGCTTACCCTCACGTCAGGCGTGGCTGTGTCGGGAGACGTGGCCGGCGCAACCAACATCTACTACGCGCCTTATACCAGCCCCTACGTTCCGATCTACAACGGGACGGTGATGCGGCTCTACCAGTTTACGTCGACCAACACCGACATCGTCGGGCTGACGATCACACTTGGCAGCAACTGGACCGCCAGCAGCCTGTACGACGTGTTCATCGGGCTGGACGGCAGCACCGTGCGCGCCTGCACCGGACCAGCGTGGTCGAGCAGCGGCAACGGTAGCAGTAGCCGAGGATCGGGTGCCGGCACGACCGAGTTGCAGTATTTCTTGGGGCTGTGGACCAACAAGAACTCGATGACGTGTCGCTATAACAACACGACCACGTTAACCTGTGCGGCCAACCAATGCACACTGGTCGGTACGGCCAAGCTGAACAGCTCCAAGCAGGCCGACGACACTGTTGCGTTCCGACACGTCTCGAACGCCTACAATGCCGTGCGTCGGCCGATGCGGGTTATCGACTCGACGGCAACTTGGTCCTACGGGTCGGCTGCGGTCTACGCCCAGGCCAACAACAGCGCTGCCAACCAGCTGTCGTTCGTCCAGTCCCTGGCCGGCGGTGCTGTCGATGCTGTCGTGCAGTCGAATATGTCCAATGGAGCAGCTAACGTTTTTGGTTCTGTCGGCATCGATTTGAATACGCTCAACACGACAGTTCTAAGCAACAACATCAACTTCCTGCAGTACAGCTCGGCCGGTGGCATCGTCGGACAGGCCGCACAGTATGCTGGTGTTCCAGCTGTCGAGGGCAGCAATGTTCTGATTTGGAAAGAAATGTCTGCGGCGACTAGCACGACCTGGTACGGCGCTGCTGGCGGCACGATCCTTCAGTCCGGCATCTTCGGCGGGGTGAATAATTGAAGGCGTTTGTTGTCGGGTTCCTGCTGCTGATCCTTGGGATCACGGCACTTGCGCAGCGCGGTCCGATCGTCGCTGGATCGTCTGCCCCGGACCCGTTTGCGTTGTCAGTCGGCAACGGTGAGCTGGCCGAGGCAATTCCTGGCTTTACCAGTACGAACGGCAAGGTCCAGAAATCGTCGGTCATCAGCGCACCGACCACGACCGCGGTCATCCTCACGATTGGCCAGTCGCTGATTGCGACGTCGTCGCTTGGCACCTACACGACGGTTAATGGGGCCTCCGACAATTTCAACATCTATGACGGTGGAATTTACGGATGTTCGAACATTATCCTTGGGGCGGCATGGGCGCCGGCCACAGGGTCTAACAGTCCGAACTGCGTCATTGCCGATAGCCTGATCACGGCGGGCACCTATACTCGTGTGATCATGGCCTCGATCGGGATCGGCGGCACGCCTTGCGCGGTTTGGGATACCGGTGGGGCGCTGCGCAATCGCATCACCGTTCTGATGCGCCGATTGCAGGCAAAGAGCCTGACCCCGGCTACTGGATTTGTAGGTGACGTTTGGGTTTTACTGCACTACGGCGAGACCGATGCAGTTATTGGTACTACGCAAGCAGCGATGGCCACCTGCATCCGCAACATGGATACGGCGTTTACAGCGGATGGCCTGACCAACTACCGCCTGTTCGTCCCGACTGAGAGCTTCATCCTCAACACCACTCACGCCGATATCCAGAACGGGCAAGCCGATGCCGTGGCCTCGGGCTGCTCAAAGTGTCGGCAGGGGGCTAACTGGGACAGTCTCCTGACAGCAACAAACCGCCAAGGTGGTGGGACCGACGCGCATTTAACCCAGACTGGTAACCTGAACGCAGCTGCGCTAGATGTAACGGTCATCCAGAACTGCAAGAACACGGCCTGCTGATGAGCCTCCGACGCACTACACCGCTGACGTTGAATTCTTCCGGGCTGTCGGATGCGCTGGATGCCTCTAACGTTTTTGCCGGCGCCATGGCGTCGCTGGCCAACCTGATCCCAGACCCGTCGACCGCCAAACTATGGCAGTGTCGTCCGGCCAGCTTGGAGCTGGTTGACTTCGCCCGTGCCGGTAGTCCGTTCAGCTCAGGGTTTAGCTCCGGCTTCGCGGGGTCGACTTTCACGACGCCGATCGGGCCGATCTCATGCCTAAAGATTATCGGCAACGTGGCCTTCGGCATGGTGGACATCGAAGGCAACCCGAACGATCAGCCATTTGCCTATGATCTCGTGAACAACGCGTTCTTGCCTGTCACTGGCGCAGTAGCGGCTAATACACCTGCTACACAAGCCGCGACCGGTGCCTGGACCACGCCAACCATGGACTTGGTTGGGACCAACTTGCTGGTTACCCATCCCGGCTTCAACGGTGCTGGCAACGGCTACTTCGGCTGGTTCGATATTGCCAACCTCGCGGCGATCACTTGGAACAGCGGCAATCTGACGGGCGCGGTGACGTTTACGACCCCACCGGCTGCGGTGAAGAATTTCAACGGGCGGGCATACTGGATCACCAACCCGCCGACCGGCCAGCCGGCCTTGATTTACTCCGACGTGCTGGTGCCACGGAACGTGACCAACGCTAACCAGATCCTGACGTTCGATGACAACGTGCCGCTGACCGCGCTCGCCGCCTTGGCGTTGCAGAACCAGCTTGGTGGCATTATCCAGGCCCTGATTGTGTTCAAGGGCATCACCAATATGTACCAGATCACGGGTGATGCCGCGACCAGCAACCTCGCGCGCAACGCCCTCAACGTAGCGACTGGGACGCTCGCGCCGAACTCAATCACCCAGACGCCGAAGGGGATTTTGTTCGTCGCGCCGGATGGTTTGCGGCTGATCGACTTCACGGCGACAGTCAGCGATCCGATCGGTGTGGACGGCATGGGCAAAACGCTGCCGTTCCTTTACTCGACTGTGCCGACGCGTATGTATGGTGCGGCGAACGGCTCGATTTATCGGATCACCGTACAGGATGGGTCGCTGCCGGCGGCACCGTTCGTGGAATACTGGTTTGACTGGACTCGCGGTGGACCGGGCCAGAAAGGCGTCTGGTCGGGGCCGCACACATTCCCGGCGCGCTGCATCGCTGCCTACAACAACACGTTCATCGTGGCGCCGCAGGCCACCAACGGCAAGCTGTTTCAGTCCGATTACGTGCAGACTTCGACGTCCACCTTCACCGAGAACGGCACACCGCTGTCGTTCACCTGGACGACGAGCATGCTGCCCGACACCGACCAGATGTGTGAGAACGCCATGGTCGAGACCACGCTCTACATGGCTCTGGTAGCTGGCGGGACCTACGCGATCACAGCCCTTAACCAGGACGGCGCGGTGCTGAACTCGGCATTGATCGTTGGTGGCGGTACGCCGACAATCTGGGGGCAGTTCAACTGGGGGCAGGCGGTATGGGGTGGCGCTGCCAACGCGCTGTACCCGCGGCAACCCTTGTGGACAGCTCAGGTTATTTTTCGACGCATGCAGATCTCCGCGACCGGCCTCAGTGGTGCTGCGGTGCGGATCGGCAAGCTCCATATGCGTTATGAGCAGCTTGGTTACCTCCAACAGAGCGCGTCAGCAGCATGAAGAAATCAGCTATCGGACTGATTTTAGCTCTTGGGCTAAGCGGGTCGGTGCAAGCGGGTGTCTCCTGCTCGGTGCCGTTTCAGCTGCAGAACAACACCGTGGCCGATGCCACGCAGGTGATGGCGAATTACAACGCCCTGATCACTTGCCTTGGCAACGCGGCTTCGGCCGGTGCCAACAACGACATCACATCGTTGAATGCGCTCTCAACGCCTATCCCACTCTCGGAGGGGGGATCGACCATCTACATCGGCGGTACGTCGACCGGCAGCGCCAATGCGCAGCTTATCGCCAGCACCACGCCGACTGGCTTTTCACTGACAGCGGGCAAGCGGGTGACGTTCATCGCCGGGTTCTCCAACACCGGAGCGACCACACTCAACGTTAATAGCCTCGGTGCAATCAATCTTTATCGCCGTACACAGCTAGGCATCTCGTCTGTCGTTGGTGGGGAGTTGGTGGTCGGCCAGCTGGTCGAGGCGGTCTATGATGGCTCCCAGTTCCAGCTGCTCAACCAGGCCCTGGTCGGCGAGGGGCGCGATTGGTTCACGCTTACAGCGCCTACAGGCTGGCTGTTCCGTGATGGTTCGTCGCTCCTGCGCACCGATTATCCAGACTTGTTTGCGGTCATCGGGACCACCTACGGCGCGGTGGATGGGACGCACTTCAGCCTTCCCGACGAACGTGGGCGACTGTCGGCCATGCGCGACACCGTTGGCCGGATGACCACGACTTGCCCAGCGGCTGCTACGCTTGGAACCGGCTGCGGCGGGCAGACGACTGCGCTTGGAACAACGAATTTGCCTGCTTACACGCCTAGCGGCAGCATTGCTACGGGGGTGCGAGGTGACGCCATCGTTATTGGAACGCCGGGTGCTGGGCAATCCAATTATACGGGCGGCGTAGCGGTGCCTCAGGCAAGCAAGACGGGCGACGACGGTACCTTGGCAGTCTTTACCGGAACAGCGCAGGGAGGTGTCGCAACTCCGTTCGCGATCCTGGATCCATCCCTGATCGTCAACAAGATCATCAAGTATTGAACGCCAAGGGGTTAGGTGTTAGGCTTAAACTGACTTCTCAAGGCTGGAGGGTGCGATGCTCAAGCGTCTGTTCGCGGTGCTAGCCGCGGTTGCGTGCTCCGGGGCCATCGCCCTGTCCGCCAATCTTTCGCTGACGACCGGCCCGCAGCCGGCTTCGGACCTGGCGTCTATCCTCAACACATTGATTCAAAACATCAATGGGGCAGTGGGTCGGATCAGTGTGTCGACCACGGCGGCGTCGACCACAGCCTCTACCGGTGAAATCACGCTGCATCAATACACTTTGCCCGCCAACTACTTGAACGTGGCCGGAGACTCGCTGCGGGTCACCTGCTGGGGCACCACAGGCGCCGACGCCAACAACAAGACGACCAAGCTGTATTTTGGCTCCTCGGTGATCTCGACCGCGACCGAAGCGTCCAACGCCCAGAAATGGTGGTTGGACTTCATCGTGACGCGTCGCACCGCGACCACCCAGGCGATCGTGATGCGCGGGCAGGCTGGCACCGGGTCCGTGACCCCGCTCGCGCCGGTCACGGCCGACGCCGCGGAGACCCTGACGGCGGCAGTCACTATCAAATGCACGGGGACCAACGGCACTGCGTCGGCGGGCGACATCACCGCGCAGGGCATGATCGTGGAGGCGCTGCGATGAGTGAGTCCAAGCACGAAGCCTGTCTTGACCAGAAGGGCATGAGCAATTCGAGCCCGTCGGCGGTCGAGCCGAAGCCCTCGGGCAAGTCGGTCAACTCGGAGGCCACCCGGTCCAGCGTGGGCGGCCAGCCTCCCACGATCGGGCCGCGTAACGCCTAGCGGGCGTTTGAATGTCCTGGTTCAGCGATCTCTTTAGCCCGCCGGCCGCCAACGTCCAGGCGCCGACTATGCAGACCTACAATCCCACCGGCATGGGCGGTGCGGAGAGTAATCTGCTGGGTGGGATCTCGAACTTGGGGCAGTTCAATCTCTACGGCCAGAATATCCCGGAGGCGAGCGCGATCACGCGCGGTATAATCGACAACCCCGGCGCGCCCGGCTGGCTCTCGGGTGCCCAGTACGCCGGTGGCATGGCGCAGCAAGGCGCCAATAACGCCTTCAACGCGGGGGGTGGGCTCTACAGTCTCGGTGCTAACGTGGCCGGGACGGCGTTCGATCCGCAGAACGCGCTCTACGCCCGCACGGTACAGCAGCTGCAGGACCAGACGCGAGCCGGGCAGGCCGCGCGCGGCATCCAGACGACGCCCTACGGCGCCGGGCTGGAAGACCAGCAGATGCGGAACTTCAATATTGACTGGCAGAACCAGCAGCTGCAGCGCCAGTTACAGGGACTCTCAGGAGTCGGGTCTGCCTTCGGACAGGCTAACCAAATGCAGAGCCAGGCTCCGGGGCAGTACCTTCAGGGCTCGGCGATGCCGTATCAGGTCGGCCAGCAGATCGGGCAGAACCAGCTCGGTGCGCTCAGCACGCTCGGCGGGTTCGGCCAACAGGCCAGCCAGATCCCGCAGCAGCAGATCCAGGACTACTACAACTATCTGGGCTGGGGGAATCAGGCGAACCAGGGCGCGAACACGGCAAATAACCAATTGTTTCAGAATCAGCTGCGGCAGTCTGAGTTGGGTTGGAACCAACAAGCTGGTATGTTTGGGGGCCTTGGTCGGTTGGCTGGTGCGGCGTTGCCGTTCATTCCCGGTGTTGGTAGCGCCCTCGGTGGGCTCGGAATGGGTAGCTTTATGGGCTCTGGCAGCTTTAACAGAGGGTGACCGATGTTTGCTCCTCTCGGCGCGCTCGGAGCCTTTGGCGGCGGGGCGGTTGAAGGCTATACGCGCGACTCCCCCCTGATCTTCCAGCAGATGGGCCTCGCCGCGCTCGGGCGCGCATTCCAACCACAGCAAGGACCGATCGACCAGCTCTCCGCGCGCGGCCCGCAGCCGCCGATGCCGGGGCAGGCGTCTATGCCGGCGCCGCGCATGGAGGAGCTGAACCAGCCGGCGGCAAACCTTAACGACCGGTTCGGATCCTATCAATCCGCGCAGTCTCCGGCCGGGCTCCCCGCTTGGCAGCCTGAGCAACCCGCTAGTCCCGCCCCGCCCGCTGGTAGGACTGGAGCACCCCCTCCCACCTCGCAACAGCCTCCCGGCATGGCGCAGGGAGGGGGTGGCCTTCCTTTCGAGGCGATCGCGGCCCGGATCCAGGCGGCCAACCCCGGTCTGCCGCCGCGCGCGATGATCAGTGCACTGGTGCAGGCGATCCCGCTGATGAACGCCGATGCACGGGCCCGGCTGACGGACATCCGCCGGCAGGCTTATGGGCTATCCAGTGGACTACGCCAGCAGACCCAGAGCCGGCTACAGCAACGCGAGGACCGGCTCAGTGGTAAAGGCGGAACTGCGGCTGCTCCCGAGGCGGCTACGCCAGCTTCCCATGAGGCCGTGAACCCGACCACGGGCCAAGTCATTTTCTTCGACCAGGCGCGCAATGCGTGGGTCGACAAGGACACCGGGCAGCTCCTGCAGGCTGAAGGTAGCGCAGCGCCAACGCCCTAGTGTAGGCTGCTGGCATGGCCGAAGAAGACGATCTCCTCGAAGCCAAGAAGCGTGGCATCGATATCCGTCTCCGCAACCCGGCAGAGGCGGAAGCAGACGTTGCGCAAGCTGGTCAGGGCACGATCAATCTGCCCGGCGTCGACGTGCGTCCTCCGGGGATCCCGGCGCCCCCGCCTGGCTTCGTGCCGCACGGCGTCGACACACTGGCACCTCCTGCCGAGAGGCCGCCCGCGGCGCCCGCCGGCTTCCAGCTTGCCGAGTTCAAGGGAGGTGGCGGTGATTTCCGCGGTGACGCTACACCTGCTCCCGAAGCACCAGAACCCCCGCCCGGCTTCACATATAACGACATCCGCGACTATCCGGCCGACTATTCCCAGATGGTCGGTGAGGGCGTGGAGAGCATGGCGAAGGGGGCCAAGCAGTTCAAGGAAGGCAAGGTCTTCCGCGGCGCCGGTAACGCGGCTCTGGGCGCCCTGGAGTACACGACAGCGCCAATCCAGGCCGGTATCCGCTCAGCAGTCGGCCGTCCGGTGGAGAAGCGTACCGGGATTCCGAAGCAGTACACGGAGTTCGCGACCGCACTGGCGTTGCCGGGGTATGGCCTTGCACCGATCAAGGCATTGGCGGCTACGCCCGAAGCCAAGGCTGCCGCGCGCGTGCTCAAGCAGATGTTCGTGCCGGAGGCAGTCTCGCCGACAGCCGAGCGCGCGGCCGGGTTGATCCGCGAAAAGAGTGGCACGGCCGCGCGCGACACCATGGCTACGGAGAAGGCGTTCAGCTCCGATCCGAGCCAAGGGTTCTTCGGCAACTGGTTTGGCAACTTCGAGAAGCAAGTCAACCAGATGAAGCCGCAGGACCAGCTGGGGCTGCTGGGTTACATCGAGGGGCGCAGCAAAGGCGTCACGATCCCGGATCTGAACCTGCAAGCGGTGGCCGACGTCTTCCGTGACGCCATGCAGTCGCGCGCGCAGAAGATCGGCGCCACCAAGTCGACCATGCACACCCAGATGCTGGACGACTATGCCACTCATTACTGGGTCGACCCGATCAAGGCCAAGGCGTTCATCGCGAGCTGGACCGGCAAGCAGGGCAGCACGGCCACACTCAAGCAGCGCTCGATCCCGACGATCGCGGACGGCATCGCTGCCGGGCTCCAGCCGGTTACGACCAACCCGGTCGAGATTGCGATGCGCTACGTCGAGAACATGGACAAGGTCATCGCTGCCAACCAGGTAATCGACACCGCGCGCAAGCTCAAGGACGTCAAGTACTTCAAGCGGGGCTCGCGCAACATCCCGTTGGGTTGGGTGCCGTTGAAGGGGCGACTGAGCGAAAAGCTGACGCCGGCCGGTCCGATGCAGGCGCACGCACCGGAGGACTGGGCGCTCGTCTACAACAACTACATCTCGCAGGGCGTGCACGCTTGGGCTCCCGGCGGCAAAGCCTACGACGCCTACATGCGGGCATCCAACAACACGACAGCCCTGTTGCTTGGTCTCTCCGGCTATCATGCCTTCACCATGGCCACCGAGGGGTTCCTGTCGTCCCTGGCCAACGGCGTGTCGCAAATTTACACCAGCATCCCCAAGCTCGATCCCAAAATGCTGACCTCGGGGGTCAAGGACATCGTGACGGCGCCTGCTGCGCCGGTCAGCCTCGCGGTCAAGGGCAAGCAGGTGCAGAACGTCTATCTCAAGAAGACGCCCGGCACGCCTGACATGCAGAAGATCGTCGGTCTGTTGGAGAAGGCAGGCGGCCGCGCGGCCGGCAGCAAGCATGCGCAGGACTACCAGTTCTCGCAGCGCGGGTCGTATTTCAAGGCATGGCGGCGTGGTGCGATCAAGACCGAGATCCTGACTGACCTGAAGGATATCCGTGGACGGCCGATCGCTGGGACAGCCAAGGCTGTGACCAACCATATCGGGCGGATCATGGCCACAATCGCCGGGCCGCTGTTCGACCACTACATCCCGTTGATGAAGAACGGCGCGTTCTATGAGACCATGGCGACGTGGCTGAAGGCCAACCCGACAGCGTCGCGCGAGCAGAGCCTGGCAGCTGCGCGCAAAATCTGGGACTCGGTCGACAACCGTCTGGGTGAGACGGTGCAGGACAACATCTTCTGGAACAAGGTCGCGAAGCAGGCGGCGCAGGCGTCCTTGTTGTCATACTCCTGGAACCTAGGCACGTTCCGCGAGATCGGCGGTGGCACGCTCAATCTGGTGCGCAGCCGGACGAAGGCACTCGACCTGACGTCCAAGGAGTACTCCCCGACTGCGGCCTACGTGGTGGCGTTCCCGGCAGGCATCGCGGCCGTGCACTCGCTCTACCAATATCTCAAGACCGGCGATCTTCCTGACTCGGTGCAGGACCTTATGGCGCCGATGACCGGCGGCATGGCGCCGCCACTGGGTGGCGAGTACGAGCCGCGTTTGACCAAGAAAGGGACGGTCTACAAATCGGACGCTGGACGCCCGCCAGCCTTGCCCGTGGACGAGCGTGCGTTGTTGCCGGGTTATCAGAAAGATGTGTTTGGCTGGTACATGCATCCGGGACAAGAGGCTTCCAACAAGGTGGCGCCGCTGGCTAAAATCTTGTGGCACACTGCGCAAAATGCTAATTGGGCCGGTAAGCCGATCGTCAATTTCCAGGAGCCGCCGCCGATGTGGCTGGAGCGCTACCTGCAGTTCGTACAGGAGAGCATTCAGCCCATCACCATGCAACAGATTGGCAAGATGCCGAACCCGGACAGTAATATCAGCTTGGCTGAGAAGTTGACAGGTGTGCGTGCAGCTCCGGCTTATTTGCAGGACCCGGAAGGGTACAAGCGGTTCGAGCACTATCGCGAGGGCAAAGCATGGCAGGAACGGATGCGGTTTGAAGACCCGGACAAGTACAAGCTGCGTGCCGAGGAAGCCGCCAAACGTCGCGCCAAGAACAAAGAGATCAAGGACAAACTTCGCTATCAGGGTCCACAATGAGCAAGGACGAAGCCCGTCGCCGTCTCGCTAGTCTGCTTCCGCCGGAGATCCCGTCGCTGGACAATCTTGACCGAGCCGTGCTTCCGCCTGTGTTGCACACTACACGGGCGGCAGTCGTACCCGTGGTTTTCGACGCGCCCGTCGAGGCCACGGGTACAGGCAAACTCACCCATCTGGTTCACAAGTCGCTCGATACGCTGGAAGAGTGTTTGGACTGTCGAGACACTGATCCCGATACTGTGCGCTTGATGTCCATGCGCAAGGAGACGGCTCTGGGCGTGCTCAACACCCAGGCCAAGGTAGACGACACCGCGCTGCGTCACAAGCAAACGGACATGCTGCCCAAACTGCTGGAGATCATCGCGCGCGAGGAGAAGAGATTGCCGGCAGTGGTCATTGACCACGTGTTGGGAGGTTAGTAGGTCATCTATGAGTGGAGCGTCAGCTCCATCCTCTCCGGATGGTCCAGAACGTAATCATAGCAGACGTGTCCTCGGCTATCTTTAGCGCAAAAGGCATCTGCATTCTCCTGCGTTGAGAAAATGTGCACAATCTCGGACTCACCAAGACAAAGCACGCAGTAGACGATCATTTCATCTCCCCAGATTGCTCAAGTGCTTCGCGCGCCCGATAGCAATCCTGCATGATCAATTGCTTGCGCGCCAGCGGTGACCCGACTGTGATCTGGAACGATGGCGGAACGCCGTTGCGTGGGTCCGCATAGGCCGCGAATGGCTGGAGCGCCGCCCGCAGCACCACGCTCTCCTTTGCCCGTTCGTCGGCAATGGCCAGCGCGCGGCGCTTGGCGGCCTGTAGCCGCTCGATCTCGGCGAGAGCCCATCGCGCTTGGTGTGCGGCTGATTTCTCCCCGCGCTGTTCTAGCCCGATGGCCAGACCTTCAAGCTTGGCAAGCTGTTGGTCCATGATCGCTCCATAAGTCAGGTATCTGCTTGTCGATATGGATTGCGCCCGGCAATTCTAAGCGCCCTTCCAAGGTCCTCCTCCAAAAACATGAACAGCTTGGAGTAGGTGTGTTCGAGATTGGCTCGCTCGGTTGGGTCTTTCAATCGACCGATCTCGTGATAAAGCTGCTCACGCTTGAGTCTTGCTCCCTCGCCGGCAACTGCTTGCCAGTTGGTCATTTCTGCTCCCCACTCTCACCGTCTGCTGACTTGGCCTCTTCGTTGCGCCGGCCAACACAATTCGGCGGGCAGTCTGGATAGTGACAGCCGCCGTGCATCGAATTGTACGGGCACTTGCGGATGACTCTGATCCGCCGCTCGAAGGCTTCAGCAAATCGCAAAGTCATCGTGTGCTCGCTGAGTTTCGCAAGGCCCGCACGATCATGTCCCGCACGTTACGGTCCATGACGATTGTTCTCTGCCAATTACGCGCCGCAGTGAAGATCATGCTTTGCAGTGCATTGGCAACGTCGCCACGGCTCATCAAATCATCGAGCACGACCGGGCATGCGGGTGCGCGCTTGGGTTTATCTTCGGCCATTTTGATCCTCTCCACTCCGCCGCTGTGATGTCTGTGGTGCGTCAGCGCCCTACGCCGGGCTTGCCGCTCAGTAGCTCGCTCAAGTCCTCGCGCTCGCTGTTCGCCAAGCGATCTTCGATATCCGCCAACGCTCGGAAACGCCAAGAGGCATACGACCATTCCTTTTCCTCGTTGTCGCTCCAGATCACGGATGGGTTCTGAAGTTCTTCGAGGCGCACACCGTACCCGGACAGATGGGGCTCGGTATGAAGGGACCGAACGGTATAGACCGCGTTCGCTGTGAGCTTGAGCGGCATGGCCGCCGCGCAGTCGGATCGCGCCGGGGACGCGTCTATGCAAACAACCTTTTCGCCGATCTGGAACATGGTTCTTCTCCACCGCGAAGAATGCGGCCTTCGGAGCCGCAGTGCTCGCAGAGTACTATGCGGGGATCATTCATCGCTGTTTGCTCCGCAATCGACGCATCAGCGTGCCGTGAAGTTCTCAACCCGCTGCTCCCGCGTATTGTGCACCCCTTTCGGAATGATCTGCTCGACAGCCACGGCGACGCCGGAGATGGCGGGATGATTCATATTCACCTCGATCGTGGTCACTTGTCCCGAAGCCAGATCGGTCCCGGCACCGAGCGTGTTGCGCCGGCTGCTGTCGGCCACCACGTTGCGATCGCGTAGTTCCTTGAGGAACGCGGTGCGATTGACCCCGCGTTTGACCAGATACTTCCGCAGCTCCGACTCAAGAATCCAGAGACGCCCACTGTCCAGCTCGTAGCGCATCAGCAATCCCTGCTTCGGCATCATCCGGGGCTGAATCGTGTTGTGCGGGCGCCACGCCACCGGCATGACCAGCATGGCGTTGATGTTGGCGTTTATGAACTCGGAGAGGACGTCGGTTGAGCGTCGGGTGTTGGTGACGGATGGGTCACCAGCTCGTGAAGCAAGCTGCTCAACAGCCCAATCCAGAATGCGTTGGACACTAAAGTCAAGAATACCAGCGTGACGAACAATAACTCCGGCAGCGACGACGCTTGCGAGAGTGCGTACCCAAAAACGATGTTCATTGCGAAGACCGGTACGCTTCCAAATAGAATCAGTCCACTCCGGTAGAGCTTTCTTGACATAGGCCAGGGTCTCCGGTTGCAGCAGGACTTTCAGATAGGCATCGGCAGCAAAGCCGCTGTTGGCAGCCAGCTCGCGCTTCAGCTCGTCGCCTTTTTTCTCCATCGAGTCAGGAAAGGACGTGATAAACTCAAGGACACGAAAAGCAGGAGCATCAGTACCATCCAGGGAACCAAGAATATCAACAATAGAATTGTTACTCGCCAGGACAAGGATGGTCTGCCATTCCGCCTTGGAGTGTCTGAGCTGACCATCGACGGTGCCTCGCATTTTGTCGCGCCCGTTGGTGAACGCCAGGACGAACTTGCGCACCTCTTCGGGGTCGCGATTGTAGAGTTCATCGAACACACAGGGGATGTTGCCTAGCACTCCGAGCGTCAGCCCTTTCGCGACACGGGTGTCGTCGTCGGTGAGCTGCGTACCCTTCAGACGGCCCCACGCTGAGGCGACGGCTTCGAGGGCAGTTGTCTTGCCAGAGCCTGATTGATCACTGACAAGGCTGATAATAGCTCCTCCTTCTCCTGCGGTGTGAAAGCGCATGAGAGGTGCTGCAAAAGCTGCAAGCAGAGCAAAGGACTGTGGCTCACATCCTCTAGTAAAGAGTGCGTTAGCAGCAGCTGACCAGCGATCAAGTGATCCCGTTCGGTTTGGTCCAAGGTACTGACTCCTGAGTTTGATCTCATCCGATCCCGCGATCGGCTGCACGCCGCTGGCAGTGTAGAGCTTGTCACCGTAAAGGAACGAAGCCTCCTGGTCTTTCCACCCGAACTGGTCGTAACGCATCTGCAGCCTGTTTGCCCTGTGCCAGTTGTCCATGGCTTCTCTCGTATATTTGCGGAACAGCTCGGGATCGTGGATCACTGCGCCGCGACCGGCCATCTCCGACATGCCCCCGGAGGAGAAAAATGTGCGCGTGGACAACGAGATGTCCCGCATTTCCTCACGTGGCAGATGAAGCTTGAAGCATAAACTGAAGTCATCACTGGTTATTTCACCCGTCTGGATGCTGTCGAGGTAGATCGGCTGCGCGCTGATCGTCTCTTGGGTCTGGTTGCCTTTGTTCTCGCTAAGGAAGAAGAGGCCGCTGTGCGTGAGCGCGAAGCTTTCGGGGACGGAGGGGAAGCCGTTGACCCTTTCCAACGGCGTAACGGCGGATCCCACTTCAAATTGTTTATCTCTTTGTTGATTTCTGCCAAGTTGGATTGGCGACGAGATTGACCCTTTGTGCGAGCAACCTTCACACCCTTTCGGATTGATGTTCTCGAAGTGGGCGCAGGTCGTGGGGCCGAAGGTGCGGGCGCGTTCGAGTCGGGATTGAGTTTCCGCGTGGGAATAGGTTGGGTGTCCACCACTCCATTCGTGAGCAAGAATTTCACCGCGTTTACATGCTCCGACAACTGCGACACCTGCGTACCAAGCAGGTTCAGGAAGACACCCATGCGATCGGCGAAAGTCTGCAAGTTGTTTACATTGGTCAGCGATAATGTTCGCATCGCTGTCTTCGTCTCCATAAATGTTTCCGGCAGCGGCGAAAAGTGATGCGGGGGGTCTAAACAGCGGGCGCCCAGCGCCGTTCCTTCCTGCCACAGCAACTGGCACTTGCTGCACTTCCACATCTTTGGCGGAAACAACATCTATAAACTCGCGAAGGGTGGTCGGGGCCTGGAGATCACCGGCTTCCACGAGCCGTCCGGCATCTTTTTTACGGTTATGTGTTCCGGGCGTACGTAGTATTGACGACGCATCAGCAGTGCGAACCTGGTCGACGTCCAGCCCTTCTCTAGCGCATAGACGTTTGAGCCGGAGGGCCACGGCTTTCCACGATACAAGGTCCACAGCCTCAGCCAGCGTCCAATACGCGTGTAGACCGTAACCCGAACTAACGTAGGTAGGATCGGGCAGGCCAAGTCGGCTGCAGAAAGATTCAACGGCCGCATGAGCGGCAGTGGCGTTAGAATAGACTGCTGTGTCGGGATGACTTTGCTGGGTGTCGCAGTCAATCCAGAACGCGCGGACCGCCAGAACATTTTCCTGTTTCCTGCTTTCGTTTGTCTTGTACGATGCGCAAGCGTGGTACACCGTCTCGCCACGGGCGTCGGTAGTCGTAATAAATTCGGCTAAGTCTTCGCAGCTCGAAAAGTGCTTGTTGTATTTCTTCGTCGGTGAGAAAACCGTTGCGCATTTGAGACCTTCAGCCGGCAGAATGTGCCGCAGGAACTCCAGGGCGCTGACCATTGCGAAGTCTCTTCATGTAGGTGGGGCGATCCTGCAACGATAATGACGATGGTATGACAAGGCCAGCCTTGATTTTTTTCTCCAGTTGCAGGAGCAACTTGTCGGCATCACTGCCCGATGGGCCGCGCGGCTCCCGCGGCTCCATCACCCACATGCGGACGGTCGGGTACGGCCGATCAAACCAGTGCTGCAGATCGGCCACCGTCATGCGCCCGTGCTTGAGGCACCAGCGTAGACGGGCTTGAAAGCTACTCATCGACGGGCTCGTAGGTTGCCTCAAAGATATCGGACTTGCAGGAGTAGATCTCACCCTTGACCCCCTTGATGACCCAATCGCCCAAATCAGCGCGCATCTCGCCTTCTAGGGTTTGGATAAAGAGTGGAGGCATTCCTCCGCTGCCACGGATGGACTTGCCGAGTTCATCCGTGAGCCACTTCGGGCAGGTACCCATATCTGGCTGATTTTGCCACGCCTCGATCACCACCGGCTTCTTACGATACTTAGCCATCTCACTTCCCCACCGGCAGGCTGAATGCCGCCTTGAGGGCAGCCTGGATGTCCGGGTTCGGAGCCGGCGGCGAAGCCACCGTGCCGAACTGCCCATTTTGCGGGTTAGCGGGCGCCGCTGGTGCTGCGCGCCGCAGGAACGGCGGGATATCAGGGTCGGCAACCGGCGCGCCCTGTGGCGCCTGCTGTAGCCCGCTGACGAAGGTGTCCTGCGGAGCGAAGGGGTTGGCTTGGTTGGTCGGAACCTGCTGAGCCTTCACAGCGTTATCCGCCTCGATCTGCGCCTTGGTGCGGCGGGTGCGCTTGGGCGCCTCCTGAATCGGAGAGGGGCCGCTCAATGCCCCAGGATTATTCAGCTGGCCATACTGCTGGGAGGCATATTGCTGGCCGATCTGGGCGTGGGGCTGAGTTTGGCCAGCCGAAGACATCTGCTGCGGAGGCGGTGGCAAAGGGCGTTGGTCGACTTGCAGCACTTGCTGCTGGTTAACCAGCATCGGGTCGATCGGCTGATCCTTCGCCCCGACCAGCTCCTCGCCAGCCTTGCTCTCCCAGGCCCGGTTGATCCGGTCAACCAGCTCGGCATTACCCTCGGTCACCGCTATCGGCTTGAACACCAGCACGCCCATGGTGTTGGGGACAAACGTGATGCGGGTCACGACGTCAAACAGCTCCTTGCCGTATCCTTTCAAGGTCTTGAGGTACCACGTCCAGCCACCCTCCTGCGGGTCATGCTCGGGCTGGCCCGAGAAGCTGCCCGGCGGCACGCGGAACTCGTAGGCGAGCCCGCTGTCGTCACCAATGACCAGCACGGCCACCTTCTTGCCGATCTGGCAGGCCGGGATCTTGGCGCCGGTTGGGCTGATCTTGGAGCCCCACACCGCGTTGGGACAGACCGCACAGGTGGCGGACTGCGGGTTGCGCGCCTGCTTGGACGGGCCGATGCCGTTGTCCGAGAAGCAGTCCGGCGGATCGCTGTTGTCTCGGGAATACTCCCCTGCGAAAAACATCCGGTTTGGATGCTGCGACGCATCAAAAATGATGACGTCCATGTAGATGCGACCGGCCTGGTCCATCAGCGCGAGCGGGCGGCTGTTGCCGGCGCCGTCAATCAGGGCGAACCGATTGCCCGCGCGCGAGACCATGGGGTGGCGGGCGAAGCCTAGCCCCGACATGGCGTTGTCGATAAGTGTGCGGCCTTGGCGGTTTAGCGTGGGAAGCGTATTCATTTTCTAAGCTCTCCTGAATAAGGTCTTGTAGCCTCTGGTGAAGTCCAGTCCCGGCGGGACCTGCCCGTTGTGGGCGTCGATGAATTCTTTCACCGCCTCTTTCGACGTCGCGTTGGTGATAAACCCCTCGTGGCGCCCGGCGAACACGAAGTCGAGGAACGTCTCTCTATCCGCGACTTTAACCGCGGTCCACTCGGAGCGGTAGGCGGTGCCCTGCTCCGTTTTGACAGATTGGCCATCCAACCTGTTTATTTCTTCAGTAACCGCACCTTCGATCGCTTGCAGCGCTTCCTGGTACGGCTTGAGGGACTCCTCGTGTTGCTTCGTCATCGCCGCGATGTGGTCGCGGATCTGGATGTACCGGCCAATCAGGTCGGCTGTGGTGAGCCCGCTCATGTTTCGTCCGCCGACTTGCTGGTCACGACCTGGCATTTTTCGCAGAAAGTGTAAGGACCGTAGCCACCTCCGGCCAGCCCGAAACCAACGACCGTAGGTCCACCGCAGTGTGGACAGGGCTCCCCTTCCGAGAACCCCTTATGGTCTTGAATACGTTTTTCAGCCATTTTCAACTCCCATTGATCTCACCCTTCGCCAGCGCGAGGACTAGACCTTGCAGCGTTTCGTTGGCATCGAGCCTGCGATAAATTTCCCGCTCAACCGGCGACCCAATGAGCTGTACGATCGTCGTCGGCTTAGTTTGACCAGGCCGATGAGTGCGAGCATTTGCCTGCAGGTAGGCTTCCGTTGAATCGGTAGGTGTAAACCAGATCGAGCATGTTGCTCGTACCAAAGTGAGGCCATGCGACGCCGTTCGAGGATGCGCAATAAGGACGCGGGGCGCATCCGCATTCTGGAACGCCGTAATGGCCTGGTTGCGATCAGCAGGGGAAACAGACCCATCGATCACCACCCTTGTGTAGTCCTTCAGCTCCTCATATAGCATTTGTATCACAGATGTCAATGACGCCCAGATAATAATTTTATCGTTGCATTGCTCCATCACCTCACGCAGGACTTTAAGCCGCGGCAGGCAGCTGATGCGGTGAATGGTCGAGTCGTTGCCGTAGATGGCACCCGCACTGATCTGAATCAGCTTCCAGCGCAGCACGCCCTCGTTGACTGCAGTGATCGGCTTGCCTTCCTTCACCGTGATCTGCAGCTGGCGCTTCATGTCCTTGTACGCTTTCGCCTGCTCTACCGATAAATCCACATCGCGTGCCTGAGTAGTGCAAGGAGGCAGATCAACACAATCGCCGATAGCGAATCGGATAGAAGGCTGCATAAGCCGGTGAGCTGCATTGTGCGCTCCTGGTCGCGGCACCCACTTCCACATGCCCAGCTTGGTCATCACCCGATTCTGGTAGGACATGAACGACTCGCCAAACGCATTGTTCACGAGCTTGGCCATGCCGTAGGCATCGGTGGGCCCGTTCGGCGTCGGCGTGCCGGTCATCAGCCAGAGGTAGTCGCGCTTGGCGAGGAGGGTGCGGGCGAGCTTGTGTCGCTTGGTGCGGAAGTCGCGGTAGGCACTGGCTTCATCGATAATAACCATGCGGATATCTGGTCGCGCAGCAAGGTCATCTCTGAGCGTGTGAACTCCATCGTAATTAACGATGTAGAAGTCCGCACTTCGAGATAACAGCGTTCGTCGTCGACCGGCGTCACCGTGCAGGACCACGCATGATCGTCGGTTAAGAAAGTTCTGGAAGACGGCATCGGCCCATACCCTCTGTAAGGTGCTCAGCGGAGCAACAATCAGACAACGAAAAGAGTTGCTGCGTTGCATAATATAATCAGCGGCCCAAAGCGCAGCGAGAGTCTTACCGGTGCCCATGTCACTAAGAACAAAAGCCCGAGGGTGAACAGCAAGGAAGTTAGCAGTAGTTCGCTGAGCAATGAAGGGTCGGAACCTTCCAGGCCAGTCATAATCCACCATCGGTTCGGGTACGGTGAATCCCAGCCAGCGCATGAGCTGGCAGTTGTGCAGCGTGTTGGGCACGGCCACATATCCATTCTGGATATGGCGCGCCTCCTGCACCACCGACGTGATCTTGCCGACGTCCGGGACGTCGTAGACTATCGTATTAGTTTGCGGATCCAACCACATCAACCAACGCCCAGCGCTTTCAGTTTTGTGATCCCATCAAAGATAGCCTGCTCGGTCTTTGGCCCGAGCCAGCCATCCGCCACCAATGGAGGATTGAGCACAAGGGCTGTGTTGAGAAACAGCTGCAAGCTCTTGATGGCTTCACTGGGATGCGCGATCACCGGCTCTGGCTTGGGGGTCCCAAGGTCGGTGATGGTGTTCTGAGCCAGCTGAATAAGCATTGGGCCAGCCAGCTTGATGATCAAGTTCCAGTCCATGTCAGGTCTCCCTTACCAACTTGATTGTTGGATCCAGTTTCGCCAGCGCCCAGATCAGCGCTGCAACGCCGATCTGCGTATCCCAGGTCGTCGATGAGAATTTCCCATCGGCCACGTACTTCCCTTTGGTCTGGATGTTGGTCGCGCCCCAGATATACGGGCTTGGCATCTTGTTGTGATATTGATAGTAGCCCCAACCGTTGTACTTCTCGGAGTAGTACAGGATCTTCTCCAGTCGCCAGTCCACGATCCGATCATAGCGCTTCCCTTCCGCCTTCAGCGCAGCTACCGCGCTCTCCTCCCAGGTCGCGTATGGCCCGGTGTAAGGCACCCACTTCGATTTTGAGCTGAGCGGCCAGCCTTGCGCCAGCTGCTTGGTGAAGCTCGCGTTCGATTCCCGCCAGTGCAGCGCAGCGATCATGTACCAGGGCACACCGGTCAGCTCCTCGATCCGCTGATACCGTTCTTTGTGCTTGAGCAGTCCTTCCGCCGTCTTCATAACTGTCTTGTCGCTCGGACGCGGATCCTTGGGATCGGGGGGCAACAGCTCCATCCGGCTCCACTGCTCTGCTAGGACTGGCCAATAGCTTCCGTACTTCGGAACTGCGTAGCTCATGGCGTGGATTCCTTCGGGCCGCACTGGGTGATCAGGGTCTCGATGATCTGCTGGCTGCGTTCCGCTTGCTTCTGCACGCCAAGATAAACCATCCCTAGGACCAACAGATTGCACACGACGACCGTCGTCCCAAGCGGCTGCAACTTCATCGCTTCGGAGATGGAGGCGACTATCTGTGTGACGGTCATTGACGCCACCAAACCAGATTATCTTTCTCGTCCAAAGTTACGACGTAGGCTTCGCCCTTCGCTTGCTTGATCTGCTTCATGGTCATCGCCTGGCGCTTCGTCGGGGTCTTTACGCCTTTCTTTTTTGTCTCGATCCCGATGAACCTGCCATTGGCGCAAACGAGACAGTCAACGGTTGCGGCGCCGAGCCCTGTCTGTACGGGGAAGAAGTAGTAGGCTCCCCACTCCTTGAGGAATGCCTTGAGCCGATCCTTGGTCTTGCCTTCGGGGGTCATGTGAACACATACCCTTTTTTAGTGGCGTAGGGGCGTGCGGGCCAATGAAATTTTAGCCCATAGTACTCCAGCTCCATCCAAGCTGAGCCATCAGGGTGTGCAACCGGTCGGATATCTGAACTTGGCTGCATGTAGCGAGCTATTCCGATGGCGCTAAGCAAACGCATACCGTCTTCGTGCGAACCAAGCACGATAGCCATAGGCGGCACTAAATTCAGCCGTTTGAATTCAGCAATTATCTTTGGCGCTAGATACGCAATATCGTCGGTCATCGTTTCACCAGTCGGTAGCAGCTGATTGGGCCACGCTTGCCGCGGATAACGTAGTCGGTCTCTTCCAGCATGATATTGATCTGGAAGATGTGCATCTTGAGCGAGTCGCGTGAGCAATCAAATGCGCTGTAAGGCACACCCTCATTCCCACTGCGCTTGATCTTGTCGAAGATCGCCACCTTCTTAGGTGTCAACCAAATGCCGAGCCGTTCCTCTGCTCCGCAGTTCGGGCACATCACTGCTTCGTCTCCGTGCTTGGCGCGGTCGGCTGCGGGTACTGCACGACCAGCCCCTCGCTGATCCCGATCGCCTGGATCTCGGAGTGCGGGATGTAGATGTCGTTGGCGATGAAGTAGCCGTCGGAACGGATGGCCTTGCACATGAACATGAAGTTGAATGTAGTGGGATCGGGAACCGTCCACTCCACCAGCGCGGGGCCATGCAAGAAGAATTTTATTTTCACTCGGGGCTCCGTACAGATGCGGTTTGTGGTGGCTCAGGTAATGGCATCCAAAGCGTTGGGCTGACGACATAGCCGCCGTTGATTACCCAGCATGGCCTTTGCGGATGACGCATATCGTGATGATGCTCTTGCCACCCGCCGATGTTTCTACGGCCGTGCCATAGCAGAATCTCCGAACCATCCTTCGGCGCCGTTTCGATCGGTTGCCACTCGTTCATTTGTCCTCGCTCCCCAAAGCGGTGGTCTGCGGCACTGCTGGCCAAGTCGGCGCTTCGGCCCATCGCTCGAAGTCTTCGTAAGCCCAATCGTCGAATAGGTCGCCAGATGGATGGATCAACTCGCCATCCACGAGCGCCAAATAATGGACTTCAAACCAGCAGTGGCCGCGATTGTGCTGGACCTGTAGGCCGTAAAGACGGAACGCCCCATCTTGAGGCGCGGTTACAATCGGCTGCCACTCGCTCATTGGTCGCCGCTCCGCACAGGAGGGGTGTACTCGGCGCGCGCTCGTCTCTCGCCGAGACTCCGCGCGTCCTCAATGGCATGGCTAATTTCATCGACCAAAACAGTGCCATATCTGCGGTAGCGATGCACAATCCGTTCCGCAATCGTTCGACACGGTTCGACATTGTTCTCATGGTCAAAGGCCATGCGCCGTTTGTCAGCTTCAGTCAGGACAACTCGATCGCTCATTTGCTGTCGCTCCGCACTGGATGGGTTTGCGCCCTGTTGAACTCACAACTCTTGACCGGACACCAACCACAGAGAGGATTCTGTCGCGGAGGAAACGCATCGCGACCGTGCTTAAATGCGTGCTCAACTTCTTTCCGCACCTTCCGCTCACGCTCCAGCGTCGCTTGCGTGCCCGACAGATCGTGCAGCTGGCCGACTCGCATCTCTTGGAGCCACACATAGGATCCTGATCGCCTAGCTTCACTTGAAGGTATGAGCGCAGCGTGCAGCTCCAGTTCACCCGGTTCCTCGCGCACCTTCCCGGTCTTCCAGTCGAAGATCATCAGCGCGTCCACCCCGCACACCACCACATCTGCTTTTCCTCTCGCCCAGACGTCGGAGTCGAAGAACCCGCAAGGCTGACCGTTCTCACGAATGCCCAGCATCACCTCGGCTTTGTGGATGAAGTTGCCGAAGTGGCAGAACGGCTCGTACTTCTCCATGCCAGCAGGCAACGGTGTGCCCTTGTTGATCCGAGCTTCCATCGCAGAGTGAACTTGGTTACCCCAACGTAGTGCCTCTGAGTCTTCCTTCGGGAGATCACGGGCAATGTTGACATGCCACGCCTTGCGCGGACAGTTCTCGTAGTTGCGGTGAAACGTGTAGGTGACTGGGGGGAGCTTCATTTATTCCACCAATAGACCAGCGACACAACCAGCCACGAGCCGACCACACCGACAAAAAGATAGCCGACGAGCGCTACCAACGCACTGAACAGCGTCAGGTCCGCAACATCGGGAGGGTCCATCATCAGAACTTCTTGTTCTTCAGCCGCTCCTCGCGCTTGCGCTGCTCCGACAGGCCGATCGCTACCGCTTGCTTTCTTTTGGTGACCACCGGTCCGGTCTTGCTGCCGGAGTGCAGCTGGCCACGCTTGAACTCGCCCATCACTTTTCCGACTTTGTCTTTAGCCATATCAGTAGCCCTTTCCATAGTCGTAAATTGCCAGCAGTTCTTCGTTGGTCAGTGGCGGATCGAAGTCGTCAGTATCCACAACTTCCCGCTTGCGCGGATCGGCCAGCATCCGATTAGACGGGTTCATTGAGTCGGTCCAGATTTCGTAGACCTCACCGCGCAGTTCGAAATCGGGACATAGAAGCCGCTCATCAGCCATAGCGTTCTCCTACGTGCACCTCGCAGTCCAGTGGGATATCAGGCAGCCAAGCCGGTGCCCTGCAAAACTCTTCGTACACCACTTCCTTGGCACGTTCAACATCTTTGTTACTAACAACGTAGTAGGCGGCGTCGTGCTCAAGGTTCACCAGCTTCGCCTCCGGCAAGCGCGCGCGGATGCGCAACAGGGTCTGACTCATGTCGATCCGGGCCAGTCCTTGAATCAAGTTCTCCACAAGCTTCGCGCCGTAGAGCTTAGCCCACCCCTTCCGGTTACGGTACCGCCAATACTGCTCGCCGGTCTCCAGGTCGTCAAAATAATTCAGGTCCGGATACAGCATCGGGCACCCGTTTGGGAGGATCAGCCTCCCCGTCTCGACCCGGACCACGTTCCAATCTGATGGACGGCCTCCTGCCAGGTTGGAAATGACTCGGCCGGCAGCTCGCCAGAGGTTGACGACTTCGGGGTGTGTAGCTCGATACAAATCCCGCCATTGAAGTCCGGTCGCAAGTTCGATACGGACGGGTGGGCCATAAGTACCCTTAGCAGCTGTGCGCACGATAGTCTCGGCACCCGCTCCATAACCGCAAGAAAGTTCAAGTTGCTTTCCAGTTCCTCGCTCAGTCTCGTCGGCACGGGTGATAGGCCGGCCGTAGGCTTTGCTGGCAATTCCGACATATGGATCCTCCTTGTTGGCGAAGCGCTGGATGACATCCCATTGCTCCGCGACCATGTTCAGGAATCTGCATTCTACTTGCGATTTGTCAGCTTTGATTATCTGGTGTCCATCAGGCGCTTGAATTGCTCGTCTGATTCCACCAGCTCGTCGAAAGTTCTGCCAATTGAGCTTATCGCCACCACCCCATCGTGTGGTATGGGCCGCAGCGTATCCGAGATAAACAGGCAGGGCGCCCCGTCCAGCCATAAAGCCCAGCCGTTCGGCTCTAGTCTGATCAATCGTAGATCGGACCCCGAGGCGAGCCTCAGCGAGAGTTCGTACCCTGTCGTTTTCATCTTCAAGCAAGTCCTTCATGAACTGGTCGGTCTTAGCAAACGCAAAAATTGAGCCGTTTTTACCTGCTTTGATCTCGGGTTCAACGCCTTCGGCTCGGAGGAGGGCTGCAAATTTGTCCGGGGATTGGAGGCTCGCAGCATCCGTGCCGAGCGAAGCAATGATCTCGCGCTTTTTCTGAGCTTCATCGGTCCACACCTTTCCCAAAGCCTCGACGTCACCGACCAGCGTCGGCTCGGTGAACAAGCGGATCGTAGCGTCCACCACAGCCAGTTCCTCCGGTGGAAAATCTACAATCAACTTGTTAAAAATTTCCCACGTCAAGGCGACGTCACGCAACGCTCCGTCTGCGACGGCTTGCTGAACCCCGAGTGATAGCTCGCTCCAGCGTCGTCCTTTGAACAGCTCATAGGGGACGGTCTTAGCAGCCAGCCCATAATGAGCACTAAGAGCCCCAAGGCCGACGCTAAGATGATTCCCGAGAAGAAGCCGCGCCATCGATAGGGTGTCCAACCAGGCATGGGGTTTCACTCCGTAGTGGTGTGACAGGATGAGGCCGTCGAAGTGGGCGTGATGGCAGAGGATAGCAATGTCGGACCAGTCCACCTTGCCGATGTGCTCCGCGAATTTATCTCCGGGGCACCAGTACGTTTGCCCGTCCAGCCATCGGATCCCACAGCCCAACGCTTCGAAGCGCGGATCACGGACATACGCCTCCGTCGTCATCTTGGACAACGTGTAGTCGCTACCAAAATAAGTTTCTAGATCAAGCGTGACGATGTTCATTCGACGGATGCTTTTTGGATCGCGGCCAGCAACGCTTCGCTCGGGTCCTGCTCGGCATTGCAAGCTTCAAGCAGGCATTCAAACTTGAATTTGTAGGCGTCGCGCTCCTCCTCCGCGTCATACAGCTGCGTGCCTAGCTCCTCAATTTCCGCTTCGAGCTTGTCCGCATCTTGCAATGCGTCCACCTTGTCGATCACCAACTGGTGCGCGTTGGCACCAATCAAGACGTACCGAAGCTGGTCGATGAATTCACGGGTCGTCGTGCTGCTGTAGACACGCATTTGGTATGCTCCCAGTCAAAGTGGTGAACTCCAAGATGCACGGCCGCGCATGCGAGCCGGTATTTCTTCCACGCGTTCTCGGTCGCGTCGACGTCCAGCCAATTCCGGCCACGCTCAAAGATCTGGATCGCGGTCACGCTGTAGCCGGTTCGCTTGGCCAGCTGCTCGCGCGTGAGCTTGACCACGTGCTTGCGCCAGTAGAGGGCGCGTTCAGATTCGTTCACTATCGGCCCCGTACTTTGCTCCGATCTCTTCCGCCTTGATCTCTGGCGTAGGAATGGCCAGCGAAGGCACCTTCTCCGCCATGTTCTTCTCGATATTAAGGAACGTATCAATGAACTCGCCCGCTTCTCTGGCCTGCACCCGCGCCTTCTCACGGGCCACAGCTGCCGCCTTGTAGTAGTCGGCCTTGCGCCGCTGGCCTTGCGCCTCGCAGGCATCGCCGGCCACTTCCATTGCTTTCGCAATGTTCTCGCCCATGTCCAGGAACGCCTGGACAACCGAGTCACTTGAGTTTGGTATGGGTCGTGTGGCGTTGTCCACAGCTGCGAGACCAAGGCTGGCCACGTTCTGTTGCGCCAGCGCTTGCAGCGTTGGCCCGTTCACCGGCTTGCGCTTGGGGAAGTCGATCATTTGGTTTGCTCCGCTAGGATTTCGCGCAGGATGCGCTGTAGCTTCATTGCTACCGGGCAACTGTACAACTCGATCATACCCGGTAGGCCACCGACTTCGCCGGTCCATAGGATGTATGGCTTTCGGCCGCTCACAAAGATGGTCTCGGCTAGATATTTTTCCTTTTTGGTCATTTGGTTTGCTCCCGCGCATTCGCCATTGCCAGCAACACATCCCGGAATGCGACGGGTGTTGCGTTGCGAATCTGTTTCTTGAACTTGCCGCCGACCATGGCCACCATGCCGATGCGACGCGCCTTTGCGTAGCCGTATCGGGCCAGCGCTGTCGGATGCAGACGCTGCTCGCCACGTCCCCACGCCAGTCGCGGTAGCTTGACGCCATTGGCGTACAACCATGTTGCCTTGTTGGCCATGTGGCCGTAATGTCCCTGCTCGACACAGCACGTCCACCCGCCCCAATCGTCGGCCTTTATCCAGCCACCATCACGCGGAGGCGCTACAAGACCAAAAGCGCGCCATGCGTGGCTGTCCTTCGGGTGCTCAAGCACGCCACCGAATTGGCGCACGGCCGCAAGCGCGGCGGCAAAGCACCCACCATCGTCACCTAGCCTGTACTGATGCGGCCTGGCTGTTGAGCCATGCCAGAACCTTCCCCAACGTTCGCAAGGCGGGTGCGCCACAACCGGCCACGGCCCGCTGTACTGCCGCGCGTCGCGTGCTTCGTCCCACGGGTCAACATCCGGCAAGCCGAAGTAGACGCCATTGGTCTCGATGTACAGAGCCGCGATCATGACTCTTAACCCCCGCTCGTTTGGTGCTCCATCCCTAAGCCCGCGTTACCCCCACGGGCTCAAGGCTGGTCACCTCCTAGGCTGCTTTGCGGGATCGCACGTTGGCACCGGGCATGCAAGCACGCTCAAACCGGGCCACGTCAAATCGGCTGTTGTGACGAAGAAACAGGTTCACCATGGCTGCCCGCGTAGCGTACCACTGCCGAGCAGAGAGATTCATAACCGCATCCAAGTGCGCGCCCGGATGCGTCTCTTGCATCATTTGGGCGATCGCTTCGAAGTGTCTTTGCTGGAACATTTGCTTGACTCCCGTTTGGTGTTTTGGTTTAGCAGCCTAGGTAGAAGTACCATCGGCCATTGTCGCCTTTGCCCAAGCGCCCGGAGCATTGGCCATCTTTGCAAGCACGCTCATACTCTTCTGGCGTGGCAACGCCGCTTGACGGCGCGACCGGCCAAGAGCGTGCGCGACTTGGCCGGTTTCGACCTCCTTAGTTGCTGGCGGTCTTTGACAGACACTCGGCCATGAAGCCGAAATAGGCTGGCGAAGAGCGGGACACACCGACGTGCGTCTTGAGCCAATCGAGCTTACAGGTGGCCATAGCCACGGACTGCTCGGCTTTGGCAATGGCGCGGCCGTTGGTCTCGATCTGCTTTGCGGTCTGGCCAAAGACCGTTTGGCTGGCCAGCGCGGAAGAGAGGAGGAAGGAAGAGAGAATGAAGAGCTTGCGCATTTTTAACTCCCGTTCGGTTGTCTGGCCCTTAGCCAGTATGTTATCTCTAGCACGTCGCCGGCCACGTGTCAACTAGTGATTAGTAATTATTTTTGGGCGGGCAATTGAGCCTGATCGAAGTGGCGAGCGGGGCGCAAAGCCAGATAGCCAGCCGCCCATGCGGCTAACCACAGCGGGGCATGGCCAGTAGCCTCCCAACGGTAGACGGTGCCCACGGCCACGCCTAGCTCTTTGGCCATGGCGTGCTGTGTCAGGTTTAGTGTCATGCGGAGCAAGGCAACGTTGCAGGGTTGCCTAGCGTGGGTTCTAGTCGAGTTCATAGCGCGGTTTCCTTCGGTGATTACACCACGCAAGTGTAAAACAACATGTATGGCTAGTCAATATGGTCTGTTGTGCAAGACAAAAAATTACTCTTCAATGTTATCAAGGGGTTAGCGGTTAGTATTAGCAAGTTTTGAAAATGACATACCTTGGCCGTCGGCGATTTGGCCTTATGCTCACTTTGAGCATAAGGGTCGCGCGCGCTGGGTGTATTGATTCGATTCCTTAGAATAATAATAATAGATAGATGAGAGAGATTAGCCTTTTCAATGGCATGGCCGTCTTTGTTACTATCGGACGCGATGAGTACAAACCAAGAACTAACTATTTAAGCTAGTCGTGCTAAGTAGCAGAGGTGCGGGCATACCACGCTCGGCGCCTAGTGTGTGGTATCCGGGTAGGTTATACTCAATTCGAGCACAACCAGAACTCGGGCTTTTAGCCCCCACCAACCCGTTTTATTTAATTTTATGCCTCTCCACTCGGGGCGCGGCTAATTTTTGGAATCATTCTGCTCTAATAAGCTACACACTTGACACCCAAAACAAACCTATTATACTTCAAACACTACCCATACTGTTACCAGAAAGGGGTGTAAAATGGTTACACAAGTAGAGTTATCTGAGGAAATCCAGAAGCTGAATGCCCTCTACAAGCAACGAGAACGTCTGCGTTCTGATATCAAAGCGCAGCAAGTTCGCGTGCAGTATATGAAAAAACTGGGTGTAGATTTTACACCGGAGATAAAAAATAACGTGGTGGACGATCGCCCACCGTTCCTACGTTCTAAGCCGGAAGCCCCTCCCGTGGAGGACGGCAGCTACGAGCATTGGCCCGACCCGGAAAAGGATTGACTTCACCCTCGTTACCTGTACTACTTCCCTCCGCGCAGGTGGGTTACGGTTCTTTGACGCCTGCGTTAACTCCCAAACTTAAACCGGAGCGCTAGGGATGTCCGTCGCAAGCTCCCACTGCCCTCCGGTTATTTTTATTTAGAGAAGCTTTAATGCCCGGCGCATCTGGCAAGTGGGATCCACCTTCTGACCAGCCCTTCCGTGGTGGTGGAGCGACCGGCTCCTGGGACGCCCCCTCCGAGCCTGCTCAAATCGAGACCCACCAACTTCAGTCTTCCAACCTGTCCTCTTACTCCTACGATCCCGACAGCGAGACCCTCCGCATCACTTTTAAGTCCGGCCGGACCTACACCTACTCCTCTGTCCCACCCTCGGTGGCCGACGGTCTGGGAACTGCCTCTTCCCCTGGCCGCTACTTCAACGCTACAATCAGGAATCAGTACTCTTTCAAATAGACGTCGATGGCTAACGACTTTTTTGATCGCAACCAAGCTTACGTGTTGCCGGGCAAGCATGTCTTCAACACGCCTTTGCCGCCGGAGCAGGAGACCCAGTTTCGATCATGGGTGGCCGACCGCGGCGTGCCGTTCGACGTGGAGGCGCCAGTCAGCGACTACGACATGCGGGGGTTCTGGCAGGCGCTGCAGGCCAAGGACCCGCGCGCGTGGCAGTCGCTGAACGTGAACGATGCCTCCATGCACTTCCCTGACTATTGGAAGACGCCGTACCACGAGACGTTTTCCAATGAGAGCCAGTGGGCGACGCAGGATGCACCGACCTGGGACGCGCTCGACCGTCTGGTGGACAGAGAGGGGAATGTGGTGTTTGATGAGCGATCTCAACTAAAACGACGGTAGGAGGCTCCCATGCCGATGGTCGATAAGGACAACCCGGACATAGTGGCAGTTTTGTCTTGCGTGGACAGGTATCTCAACCAACTTACCTCTGCCCCGCTCGGCGACACCGCGACGCACCAAGGCTTCATCAGCCAAATCAAGGCTGAGTTGGCGAAGCTGACGGCTGAGCCCGAGCCAACCAAGGAAGAAGCGCCGGCTTACATGCCTCCACCTGCGCCGGTCTCTAAGAAGAAGGGATCAGCTGATCCTGTTTTCTGAGTGGACGACACTGTCCAGGAGGTGATTCTCAAGCTGGGGCGGGACCCGCGTCTCGCCCATCAGGCTCTGTTCGCGCACCGGCATCCCAACCTGACGCCCCAGTTTCACTGGGAGATCATCCGGCTCTGGCACTCCACGCATCCGCGCGTACTCATTCAAGCCTTTAGAGGCGCTGCCAAGTCTAGCATCGCGGAAGAGGCGATTATCGTGCAGGCGTGCCTGCGTAAATTCAAGAACGCGATCGTGTTGGGCGAAACGTATGAGCGCGCGGTGGAGCGCTTGCGAGCAATTAAACATGAGTTCGAAACATCCTCTTTTATCGAGCACCTGTTTGGAGACCTGGTCGGCAGTACTTGGTCGGAAGGCAAGATCATTCTGGCGAACGGAGTTATCATACAAGCATTTGGCCGTGGCCAGTCATTGCGTGGCTCGAAGCATCTGGACTTCCGCCCTGATCGGGCGTTCGGTGACGATATCGAGAACGAGGAGAGTGTTGCGTCCGACGAGGCGATAGAGAAGTGCATGCGTTGGCTGATGGCGGTGGTCATGCCGGCGCTCGACCCATCGGCTCTGGTCCGCATCAACGGCACCCCTTTGCATCCAAACTCGGTGATCAACCAGCTGGAGCGGGTGACCGACCCCGTGACCGGGCAGAAGGACTGGGTGACGCGCGTCTACCCCATAAAACACAGGGGTCCGGAGGGGGAGTGGCTTGCCACTTGGCCGGATCGGCGTACGTTGGAGTGGTGTGATGGCGAGGAGGCACGGCTTCGCCGCCTTGGTCTCGGTAACTCATGGATGCAGGAGTATATGTGCGTAGCCGAGGACCCCGCCTCCAAGCCCTTTACGAGCGACCTGTTCCGTGTCGAGTCCATCGTGCGCACTTGGCAAGCGGTATACGCGATGTACGATCCTGCCCGGACTGTCAAAACTACCTCGGCATCTACTGGAGTGGCGATCTGGTCGTGGCAGAACAATCGATTGATCGTCTGGGACGCCTACGCGGGGATGTGGAAACCCGATGAGATCATTTCCGATATGTTTGCCGTGGACGACGCCTATCGTCCCGTTGTTCTCGGGGTGGAGGAAGACGGTCTCCATGAGTTTATTTTGCAACCGCTGCGCCAAGAGCAGATCCGACGTGCTTATGCGATACCGATTCGTCCCCTCAAGGCGCCGAAGGGCAAGCTCGACTTCATTCGGGGGCTTCAGCCGTTCTTTAAAGCGAAAGAAGTGATATTTGCAAAGCCGCTGTCGGAGGCGACAGCCCAGTTCTTGGGGTTCCCGACCGGCCGGATCGACATTCCCAACGCGCTGGCGTACGCTCTCAAATTGAGGCCCGGACAGGCGATCTTTGATGGGTTCAACGTCAACCACATCGTCGAGGAGTTGCCTCGGGTTGCCCGGCAGCCCTGCTATCTCGCGGTCAACACCGATGGGGCATCGACGGCCGCCGTGCTTGTGCAAGTGATTGATGGAGGGCTGCATGTCCTTGGAGATTGGGTCAGGGAAGGCGATGCCGGAACCAACCTCGATGCCGTTGTCCGGGAAGCTCGCCTCACCGCCGGAGAAGCCAAGCTTCGTCTCTTCGCTGGACCAGCGCATTTCCGTGACTATGACACTCTCGGACTTCGAGCGGCTGCGCGCCAACTACCCGCAGATGTTGGTTGTGGTGGAGAAGAGTCGATCGGGCGCGAGGAGCTACGAAGTCTTTTTGGACGCGCTACCAAGGGTCGTCCAGCCATCCAGGTCGCTTCCTCTGCTCGGTGGACCCTCAACGCTCTGAGCGGGGGGTACGCCAAGGAGATCAGCAAGCTCGGGATCCTGATGGACGTGGCCAACCCTGGTCCCTACCGGGTGCTGATGGAGGGGCTGGAGAGTTTTGCGGCGCTCTTAAAATCCAGTTCCATTCGTGACGACGAACCCGTAAACTGGGCGGTGGCGCCGGACGGCCGGCGTTACATCTCGTCGCGAGCAACCGGTGGCGGACAAGTTCAGACCAAACGATAAGGTGATGGCTCAGTTCCGCACCGGCGAGCCGGACGCGCAGATGCGCCTGATCCCTGCCGTCGTGATCCAGCAGGAAGATCCCGGCTGGTACCGCTGCCGGACCCACATGGGCGTCGCGATCTTGTTCGCAGAGGAAGCCTTGTCCAATGGATAATGAGCCGGTTTTTGTGCGTACACCGATGCTCACCAAGCCGTATTTGGTGTTATTGCCCGAGCACATCAGCGATTGGGATCTCGTTTGCAGGGCGCGATCCATGTTTCCGTGGGTGCAGCTTGTTGTGCAGGAACGTCTGCCTACTGAGACGGATTTGGGGTGGTGAGTATGGCTGAAGACCTAGATGACGATCTGGACGAGGACGAAGAGGATCCCAAGATCTCCGCGCGCAAGGAGGACTTGTCCGGCAAAAAGCGGATCAAGGAGGATCTGCTCGACCTGTTCGCCGAGATTGACAAGGGGTTCCAGCAGCAGTGGGAGCGGTCTAATGGGCAGATGGACTACTGGGACATCTACAATTGCAAGCTCACGTCCAAGCAGTTCTACTCGGGTAACTCTAAGATATTCGTCCCCATCGTCCACAACGCCATCAACGCCCGCAAGACGCGTTTTACCAATCAGATTTTCCCGCAGTCCGGGCGTTATGTCGAGGTTACTTCGTCAGATGGTACGCAGCCTGACGCGCTGACTGCGCTGTTGGAGCACTATGTGCGCAGGGCGCAGCTGCGGACGAAGGTGATGCCGGCGCTGGTGCGCAACGGCGACGTCGAGGGGCAGTACAATCTCTATGTCTCCTGGTGCGAGCGCACGCGCAACGTGACGTGGCGCAGCAAGTCCTTGCCGCTCATGCAGGACGACAGCGGCGAGCATGTTCCAAACCCGGCTGCCGAGGAGGTGGAGGACATCGAGGAAGAGGAGATTGAGATCGCCCACCCCGAGGTGGAGGTGATCCCGGACTCCGATATCTTAGTTTTGCCGTCGACTGCCGACACGCTGGAAGAGGCGATCGCCTGCGGCGGGTCGGTGACGATCATCCGGCGCTGGGGTAAGGCCAAGATTCGGCAGATGGTCCGCGACGGGGTGATTCGCAAGGACGTTGCGGAGGAGCTGATCGAGCAGCTCTCGACCAAGGACCCTCCGGCTTATGTCAACGCAAAGGGGCACCATGTCGATGCAGCGGGTATCCAGGAGAAGACGGACAGCTCTCCCAGACATCTACTCGTCTATGAGACCTTCACCGAGCTTAAGATCCGGCGTGGCGAGCGACGAGTATGCCAGGCGTTTTACGGTGGCGAGCAGAAAATTCTTGGGTGTCGACGTAACCCCATCTGGAGTGACCGCTTGCCTCTGCTTTCGGTGCCTGTCGAGAAGGTATCAGGAGCTTTCAAAGGCCAAAGCAAAGTACAGCCCTGTGCCGACCTCCAGTACGCCGCGAATGATGCGGTGAACGAAGCCTGGGACAGTGCTGCTTACGCATTGATGCCGGTGGTCATGACCGACCCGATGAAGAACCCGCGGGTGGGGTCGATGATCCTGTCGATGGCCGCGGTGTGGGAGACCTCGCCTGCGGACACCAAGATCCTGGAGTTCCCGCAGCTGTGGCAGCACGGGTTCGAGATGGTGGCGCAGTGTACCAGCGTGATTTCCCAGACCCTCAGTGTCTCTCCCGCGGCAATTACTTCCGGGGGGCATGGGCGCCTTGGTGGGGAAAAGCCTACTCAGGCAGAAGTGGCCCAGGAGCAGCAGGTCGATATTCTCTCGACGGCGGATGCGGTGACTGTGATCGAGGAGGGGATCCTGACTCCGATGCTGGCACTGTTTATCGAGCTGGACCACCAATATCGGGAAGAGGACTTGACTGTGCGCCAGTACGGCGAGATGGGCGTGCGGGCCAACATGGAGAAGATCCCGCCGATTCAGATGGACAAGAGGTTTGACTTCCGATGGTTTGGTGTCGAGCAAGCGCGATCGGCGCAGCAGATCCAGCAGCAGATCGCGGGGATGAACGTGATCCGCGGCATACCGCCGCAGCAGCTCAACGGCTACCAGATCAACCTGGTGCCGGTGATAACGCAGCTCGTAGAGAACACCTTTGGGCCAAGGCTTGCACCGCTTATTTTTGTATCTCCAGAAGAACAAATGCCTGTTCCTGTCGACCAGGAGAATGCGCTCTTGATGTCTGGGTTTGAGGCGCCTACGCACCAGATGGACGACGACACGGCGCACATCCAGGGGCACCAGGCGGCGCTTCAGCAGATGGAGATGGCCGGTGAAAACAAAAACAAGAAGAAATTCCTCACACACATCTGGCGTCACGTCCAGCAAGCGCAGGCGAAGCCGCAAGCCGCGCTCGCGGCGCAGAACCCGATGCAAGGCGGTGAGCCGGGAGTACCTGGAGGCGCGGGTCCGGGTGTGGCAGGAACTCCGCGGATTGGTGCACAGCCTATGGGTCCAAGAACGCAAGGCCCTGCGGGGATGATCCACAAGGATCAGATGCAGGATCCAGCAGCGATGCCGCGGAAGATCGCGTAGTGGGGACCCTTGCTTTCCTTGTCACGATTGCTTTTGTCTCCCCGTTTCCTGATGGCGCTCTTGCACCACGTTGGGTGGTGCTGTCGATCGCGGTGCCCGGACTGCTACTATGTCTTCCTCGGCTCCCTCGTCTGTGTTTTGGGCATTGGCTGTTTGGTGCTTTTTGGTGTGTTTGTGGGCTATCCATCCTGTGGACGCCCGACGTCTTCGATGGTCTCTATATTTATTGGGGATTCACTCTGTTTGGCGGGTTGTTGCTGACCGCACCGAGCGATTTGCGGCCTATTTTCATTGGTGCCGGCTGCGCGCTGGCAATCAACAGCGTGTTTGTGCTGCTCCAGGTCTTGGGCTACGAACCGGTGACGCAGGCGGTGCCGCCCGCGGGGCTGTTTTTCAACAAAAATGTTGGCGCTGAGGCGACAGCTCTGGTTATAGTGGGGTTGCTCTGCTCTCGTCCAGCAGAGGTGCGCGGACCTGGATGGAGAGGGATGCTGCTTGCAGGTGCCGGCAGCGTCCCTCTTCTCGTTCCGCCACACAGTCGAGGGGCAATTCTTGCATTTTGCGTTGCTGTGACCGGCTGGCTCTGGTCAAAACACCGCTTTATTGGGATTTTGGTTGCAATCCTCGCTGTAGGTCTCCTTTCAAGACTTGCTTTCGACATTTCGCGCTGGGAAAGCTCGTCTTCCAGGCTTGCTTTCTGGGTGAACGCACTGGGAACGTCCAATTTTTGGGGGCACGGGCTCGGTTCGTTCCGCTGGACCTATCCATGGTTCGAATATGCCCACAACGATCTGATTCAGCTGCTGTTTGAGGTGGGCGTGCCCGGCTTGTTGCTGTTTTGCCTATTTCTCGGTTACTGTTTGCGTCATGGTGCGCTGTCGGAGCGACTCGTGCTGACGGCATTCATCGTGGAGGGGTTCTTTGGCTTCCCGCTCTACAGCCCAGTCACCACTTTCCTTGTGGCTTGTACCGCAGGTAGCGTTCTGCGTCGTCGGTGTGCTGTACGCGTTCCTCTCGATCGGGGCGAACGTCCAAGCGATGCGTGCTTCCTGGATACGCGATCAGCAGAGCGCGCAGACGCTTATTTTCTACCAGCACGCAGGCGCTCTTTTTCCCTTTAAGAGCAGCTTTCGCGACGTGGCGGCGATCTACGCGACCTACGCAGTTTCGCGCGGGATGTTGTCTTCCGACGTTGCTTTAGCCGAAGTTGAGAAAGCATTGATCTTCCATCCCAATTATGCGATTTTGCGGGTTATGGCTGAGCGTTTGAGGAGGGCGGAATGAGGCAAGTCCTTTGGATGGCGCTTGGCGCGGCGATCGCCGCGGCGGTGGGAGCTGCAGTGGCTCAGAACCCGACGCCTAACGTCCTTCCGGGCTGTGTCTACAACCTCACGCCACCGACGCTGTCCAACGGGCAGCAGTCCGTGTTGCAGTGCGATAGCACAGGTGCTTTGCGGGTGACGACGTCGTGAAACGCTGGATTTTCCTTGCAGTTTTGGTCTTTGCGGGATCTGCGGTTGCGCAAAATCCGCAGCAGCTGTGGGGGCTCATCTACAACCTAGTTCCACCGATGCTGTCCGACCGCCAGACGACGGTTTGGCAAGGCGATTCGAGCGGCAAGGTGCGCATGAACGGGCTCGGACCGCCTCCTGCTTGCGACGGCACTATCGATCTTTCAACCGGCTGTGTCTTGCCGACGTTTAGAGGGCTCTAGCGATGCAGAGGATATTGCTGGCAATCTCACTGATGGTCGGCATGTGTGCCGCAGGAGCCATCGCAAACTACACCGCAACGGTCGGATCCGGGACCAACTTTTTGTCCTTTGACAGCGGTGGCGTGAAATCGCCTGCTGCGACCCTGGCCAACAGCTCGGGTACGGAGGTTGGGACAGCTGCAGCGCCATTCCAAGTGACGGGAGCGAACGGGACCTTTCCAGTCAGCGGGACAGTCACAGCGATCCAGTCCGGTACATGGACAATGCAGCCCGGCAACACGGCAAACACGACGCCGTGGCTCGCGACGGTCAACCAGGGGGGTAACAGTGCAGTTGTCACGACGGCCGGCGCTGATGGGGTGTCGAACACGCTCTCGGCGCTCGCGACCTATAGTCGGATGCAGATGTACAATGGTACGACCTGGGACCGTGTGCTCGGTGACACGACCAACGGTCTCTGGGTCAACGTCAAGTCGGCGACAGGGTTGGCGCAGGGTGCGACGGCGTCCGGGACGACCGGCAGCGGGATCATGGGCGAGGGACGCGCCACTGAGGCGACGGCGGTCACCTCCGGGCAGATGGCGCGCATCGTCACCGACCTTGTGGGCAAGCTGATCACGCTGCCTTACGCCAATCCCGAGAATTACATCAACCCAACACCGACCGCATCGATCACCGACACGACCTTGACGCAGGTGATGCCGGCAATCGCATCGTTTCGGAATTATGTAACCTACTGCAAGGTCACTAATTCGCACGCGACGGTTGGGACTTACGTCGGTATTTTTGATGGATCTACCAGGGTTGATAGCGGATTTGCAGCCGCAGCCGGCGGGGGGTTTGTCACGACCTACGTGACGCCGATCCGCGGCACGACCAATACGGCCATCAACTGTCAGGCCGAGACAACCGGCGCCAGCTTCAAATGCTCTTGCGGCGGCTATAAGGGGATTTGAGCATGAGATTTTTTCTTGCTCTATGCTTTTTGATTGCGGCGTTGGTGCAAGCGAATGCGGCGTCGCGTTTTTGGGTTGGTGGGACCGGCACATGGGACGCCAGTGATACCACGCACTGGTCAGCTACGTCCGGTGGCGCCGGTGGTGTGTCGGTTCCTGGGTCGGGTGACACCGTTACACTTGACGCATCTTCGGGCGGAGGAACGGTAACAGTCAACACCACTGTCACAGTAACATCGATTACGGCCGGTGCCTTTACTGGTACGCTGGACTTTGCAGCCAATAATAACAACGTAACTGCATCCACAGTAAGCTTTAGCGGAACTGGTACCCGCACGATCAATATGGGCAGTGGCACCTGGACGGTGACTGGAACCTCAGCCACACCGTTTGACTGCACGACGGTTACGAATTTGACGGCTTCATTTGCTAGTGCCAATCTTGTTTATAGCGCGAATGCGGCATTCCGGCAGTTCCAAGGCGGCGGCCAAAGTTATGGAGCATTGACGGTCAATAGTAATAGCACAAAAGGGAGTGTAAACGTAGCTGGCACCAATACATTTGGAGCAGTTACGATAAATGATGGAAATTTCTTGTATTTTCCACAAGGTGTAACCACTACTATTTCTGGCGCTCTGAATGGGACTGGTACCTCTTCGGCTCAAATAGGGGTTATGTCAAATTCGGCAACTGCTGTTGCAACTTTATCAGTTGGATCCGCGTCAACTCTCACATGGGCCGGCGTTTCGCGTATCACTAAAGCTGGCGCAGGCTCCATCACTGCTACAAATTCCTTTGATCTTGGCAATAATACTACTGTAACGATCACAGTTCCAAGTACGGGCGGCGGTGGGCATGTGATTGGTGGTGGGATCTGATGCTACGATGGCTCGTTGCTGCAACCATTTTGGTTTTAGGTTCGCAAGCAGGGAATACCCAGCTTGGGACATTGCCGTTCAGTGGTGCTCAGTCACAGCTTCCTTATAATATTGTCACCGACTTTGGTGCGGCCTGCAATGGTGACATGCAGCAGGTCACAGCTACGCTGACGATCGGCGCCGGTAGTAACAGCTTGACATCATCTACTTCGTTGTGGGTTCCTGGTGATCAGGGGAAGCCAATTTGGGTTACCGGGATTGGTACCGCCGGCGCAACGCTGCAGGGCACCATTACGTATGTCAGTGCGACGAATGTGACGATCGGCACCAACGCAATCACGGCCCTTTCGGGATCGTCGCAGACAGTAACGTGGGGGACAAACGATGCCGCAGCATTCACCGGGCCTAGCGGATTTAGAGCGACGGCTGTCGCAAATCAGGGAAATAAGCAAGTTGTTCTGACGTTTCCGAGTGGGGCTAATTGTCAATTTGCCGGTTCGGCTGGAGACGGCATCTATACGTTTGCCGGCGTCAACAATTTGATTGTGTCGGGTTATGGGGCATCGTTGACGAACATGAGCCAAACGCAGCCGATGCTGTTTGGTGGGAAAGGCCAGTATCAGGACAATCTGCATAGTGCTCGTACCGAGACTGTCGCATCTGGGGCTTCCTGCGTCACGCTCAAGACGCAACCGCAAACCAATATATCGAACATATCGAGTAGTGGTGGGACAATCCGCTACACTGTTGCTTCGACAGCTGGTTATGCTGATGGTGATACTGTCTATGTACGCAACGTCACAGGAACCACCGGGCTGACAAATGTGGCGACTGGCTTACGGTGGACTAGGTTGATTGACGGTACAACTCTCGACGCATTCCAATCTCCGGGGTTTGCTGGTACGTATACTAGTGGAGGTACGGTTGGCGGCGATTTGACTTTTCTATTTGTCGTCGGCCAGCCGGTTGTGATGACCGGCTACATGCTGCAGAATTATTGGGACATCAAAACCGGCTACGGATTTCCTAGCAACCAGCACTGGTTCGAATTTCTGACTGTTGCGAGCGTTAATTCGGCAACGCAAGAAGTGTGCTTCACGACGCCGCTGGTCAATTCCTACAAGTCGACGTGGCCGCAGTTCAACACTGGGTGGGCCTTTGAAATTGATCCGGGCGGGCCTGCTACGCTCTACGCGCTTAAATCAGAATGGGAGACGACCCAAGAGTATCGGGGGTTCACCTTAAATCCTGGGACTGCCCAAGTCATCGCGAATGGCCGTTCCATCAAATACAAGGACATGATTATTACTGGAGCGGCTTGTGCAGCCCCATCGCAGAACGTCACGCATTCTTATGAGAATGTGGACATGACGAGCTGCAATATCGAGATAGATAAACTGATTGGTACTCTCAACGTAACAGGGGGGACGACTCGATTTTGGAAATTTCAATCGTCGTCGACCAACACTATGAACGCAACCGATCATACAGTCGTGGTGTCAATGAACGGTACGCCGAAAGTTTTCAATGGCGACAACGTCACTTTCCAGTGCTCCGGGTGTTCCGGTTCGGCTGGGGGGTTTCAGCCAGGCGCTTACGCCTACGGCCGTTCAGATGAGACAATTTGTCTAAACTGCTCAATTACCAGAGGCATCCAGCAGGGTGGTTTAGCGCAAGCAGTCGACAATTCAGGCCACACGCTGTGCTCGATGGCGAGTGGGATCATTACGTGCCCTAACGATATCAACACCCAGATCAACGAAAGCGTCATCCGAGTTGTAGTTCCCGGATCAAACAATTTCTTTAGTGGCTTACTTAGTTCGTCCAGCCATTTTTCTGTTGTCGACGTGACACAGGATCTAACGAACATCTACATCCAAACAAATCTAGCTGGCGGCTTTCCGTCTCCTGCGAGCGGGGGTGGCGTGCGAAACATCGTCACGCATCCTGCGCCCAAGCTGACTATGACGGGCAGCACTGGAACTGGAGTTGCGGCACAGACCATTGATCCTGACAATGTTGCAAATTGCCCCGCACAAAGACCTATTTATTCTTGCCATATTGCCACTTACACCGGGGGCGCTTCGGGAACCACGGCGGCAGACACGTTTCCGATGTGGGGGATCCTGGAGAGTTTGCAGATGGCAAACGTTACGCCGTACGGGGGCGCGGGATCGCTGTCTGGCAACTTGTCGAGGTTTGCTAACTGGAATGTTCTTACGACGGGCGGATCGCTTGTTTCGTTCGGAACAGCGCCAAATGGCGAGGCAGCTATCAATATCAAACTGCCGGCTTCTTGCGCCGTTATTGCTGATTGTACGCGAGAGCTTACGCCGTCAGGAGCTACTAATACACAAGTTGGCGACGCGCTTTCGGCTCCCCCGTCTGGAGCTTGGTTTGGCGGTTTTTCCAACAGCGGACCAAACTTCAGCGCGAATACACCGTCTGATAGCCCACAATTTTCGATTCGGATGCTGACAGACCAAGGTGTTGTCTATCCATAAATATTGGAATACCATACACTTAGAACGAACCGCTAAACCGGAAAGGCAGCAAAATGACAAAAGACCAGCTCATGGGCTTGCTGCGACAGGTGCTCCCGCTGATTGCTGGGATCGCGGTTGGCAAAGGCTGGCTGACGGTAGACCAGGCCGGTACGGTCACCACGCTGATCTTGCAGATTATTGGTCCGCTCGGTGCTCTTGGTGGTATGATCTGGGCGGCCATGGCCAACAGCAAATCGTCGATCATACAGTCGGTGGCGGCAATGCCCGAGACCAAGGTGATCAGCACTGGGGTCGGCGGCGTAACGTCCATTGAGATTCACAGCCCAGATTTAGCCAGCAAAGCCTCGGAAGCGGCTACTCCTCTGACAAAGTAGGTTTGCTAAGTGCCGGAGTGGTTGGCTCTTTTAAATACGGCTGGTCTCCTCCTGGTGGCGATCGTAACCTGGGTGGGAAATAAGAAGACGCACGATCTTGTTAATAGCCGGATGACGGAGTTGCTTGATCTGACGCGAACAAGCGTAAGGGCGGAAGAACGGCGAATCGCTGAGGACAAAGCCCGCGCGCTGAAGGAGAAAAACCATGAGTAGAGGGCTTATTTTTTGGATCCTCATGCTGATCTGGTTTGTGTTTCAGCTCGCCGTCTTCGGTGGTTACGCGGGTCAATGGGGTGCCCGGGGCAGTGTGCTGCTCGATTTCATTCTGTTCCTTCTTTTGGGTTGGCAGGTGTACGGGCCTCCCGTGCGAGCGTAGTTGACTATCCGCATAACTAAGAGCTAAACTGAAACATCGACTTGTGCCCGTAAGGCACTGATCCGACTGGCGACCGTAAGCCGCCTTCGACTAGTGGCCGTAAGTCACGGAGAGAGCAGATGGCGATCGGAGACGAAGATGAAGTCCAGCAACCCGGCGCAGAGGAAGTCAGCACCTCCAGTGAAGGAACTGAGCGGCCGGAAGGTGGTGACGGGCAAGAAGACCCCGAGCTTTCCGCCGACGACGCTGACGACCCAACCGACGATGGGGAGCCCGAAGGGCAAGAAGTAGACGAACCAGTCGAACGCCCGACCCGAGGATCGGCTCGTTTTCAGCGGCTGGCGAACGAAACGAAGGAGGCTAGAGAGCGCGCCGAGCGCGCCGAGCGTGAAGTCCAGGAGCTTCGGAGAGCACAGCTCGCACGCGACCATGTGCTGAGCGAGCGCGAAGAGGCCGAACGACTTGCGCTGATGACGCCGGAGGAGAGAGCAAACCACCGGATCACGAAATTTGAACGCGAAGCACTCCAACGGGAGCAGCAACGCGAGTTTAGGCTGCAAAACGAGGTGGATCGAGCGAAGTTCGAGGCCAAGGCCACGCTGAACCCGGTCTACGCAAAGTACCAGGACGAAGTCGAGGAGCGATTTCAGTCTCTGGCGAGTAAGGGACAGGCGACCGAGCGCGAGGTGATCTTGAAGTTCATTCTGGGCGAGCGAGCCCTCAGCGGCGCGGCGGCTTCGACCCGGAAGGCTCAGGTTGCCGGCAAGAAGCGGGTCGAGGCACAGCGGGTTTCAAACGGTAGCGCCAAGGGCGATACCAAGTCGCAACGCGGGAAGACCGGGTCGACCCCGGAGGAGAGACTCAAAGGAGTCTTCATCTAACGGAGAGGGGCTACAATGCCGACCAATACCGCTTCAAATTTCTCTTCCGACATCGTAGCCTATATCGCGGACAAGACGCTTCCGCTCACCCGCAAGCAGTTGGTGGCCTATCAGTTCGGAGATCCCCTCCGGCTCCCGAAGGGACGTGGCACCACCTACACGGCGACTCGCTATTTGCGCGTCCCGCTCCCCTTCGCGCCTCTGTCCGAGGGTGTCCCGCCGATCGGCGAGACCATGAGCATCAACCAGGTCTCGGCAACCGCCCAGCAGTGGGGTGACAAGATCACCCTCACCGACGTGGCGGAGATGACAATCTATCATCCCCTTTTTCAAAAAGCGACGGAGCTGGTAGGCCTGCAAGTCGCTGAGACGCTTGAGAGAAACACCTTCAACACGCTCAACTCCGGTACTCAGATCAATTACGTCAACAGCCGTGGCTCGCGCGCTTCGCTGGCTATCGGTGACGTGCTCAATCCGTTCGAGATCCAGCGCGCCTACTCCATGCTGTTCAACCTCGGCGCTCCGCGCTACATGGGCGACGAGATGACCGACACCAAGCTGTCGGCGGACGCGGGCGGCGCCAAGGCGTCGAACAACCCCCGGCAGATGCCACACTACACCTCGATCATCCACCCGTTCGTGGCGGCTGATCTGCGGCAGAACAGCCAGGTGCAGACGGCCTGGTCCTACAGCGATATCAACCGGATCTACAATTACGAGGCCGGCGAGTTCAACGGCATCCGGTTCTGCGAATCGAACATGGTCCCGTTCTGGACCGGCATCGCGCAGGTGAATGGCACCGCGGGCACCGCGGGCTCGTTGGCGACCGGCACCTACTACATCCAAGTGACCGGCTCCGACACCCAGAACCAGTTCGAGAGCCAGGTCTACCAGATCAGCGCATCCATGTCGGTGACCGGCCCGAACGGCTCGATCGCGGTCACGGTGCCGTCGACCGCCGGCTACACCTACAACGTCTACGTCTCGACGTCGTCCAGCATGGCGTCGTCCTCGCTTGGTCTGACGACGTCGGGCCCAACCACTGGCCCGTTCCAGGGGCAGGCGACCCAGATCGCGGCGGGATCCAGCATCGTGATCACCGGGCTCGGTACTGCGCAGCAGCCGCCGGCCGCGCCGGCCACCGGGCTGACGGTCTACCCGACCTACATCATCGGTCGTGGCGCCTATGGGCAGGTGATGCTCGACGAGGTGAGCTTCACCTACCTGACGGATGCCGACAAGTCTGATCCGCTCAACCAACTCCGGGTTGTAGGTTGGAAATGTTTCTACGGGACACTCATCGAGAATCAAAATTTCTTTATGAGAATAGAGAGCGTTAGCGCTTTCTCAGCTACCTTTGGGTAACAGCTCAAGGTAGTGTATGGCAGCTTTCAGGAGCTTGATGCTGTGACGAAGGTGCCCAATTCCGACATTGCATCCGTGGCAGAGCAAGCCACGGATGGTGTTGGTCTCGTGGCAGTGGTCGATGTGAAAATCTCCCCGACCACCAGGGTCCGTTGTTCCGCAGATGGCACATCTTCCTTGTTGGGTGGCCAGCAGTTGTTCGTAGGTGCCAAGCGGAATGCCGTATGTCGATCGCAGCTTATGGTCTTTCGACAAGCGCGGGTTTTCTTCGCGCCATTTCTTGCTGGCAACGCGCGCTTTGTCCAAGTTCTGACGTCGCCATTTATCGTGGCGTGCAACCATACACAGGCGGCAGTACACGCTGTAGCCGTGTTTTGTTCCGCTCGATTTGAAGAAAGCATCGAGCGGTTTTGTTTCCTCACACCGAGGGCAGCGTTTCTGGCCGGACGAAAGATCGAGCGGGTGTCTAGGCATAGAAACACTTATAACAGTACTTTTTGCCAAACGCAAGGGGCTTGCTGATGGCTACCGTTACTCTCGGAACGAACGCCACGACTTCGCTCGTGGCGTTAGCCTGGAACCGGATGTCAGCGATCGCGGACGTCGCGGCGATCGCGGTGGCGATCAAGGACGATCAGAACGTCAACCACCCGATTTGGCCGGGGGCGTTCGCCAAGAATGGTCGGCTGTACGTCCCGAACCGCGGGTTCCTGAACATGCTGCCGGGGGACTATGTCGCCGTCGACGCGACCACCGGCTGGCCGATCCTGTTGTCGGCGCGCGCGATCGCGAGCGGTCCTTACACGCACTCATAGGGTGACACATGGCAAAAGAGACCAAGAAAGGCCCGCTGGAGTTCATGCCGGTCGCGGACCCGACGCTTCTGTCGGCTGACGAGATCGCGCAGATTGAGCTTGAAGCAGAGCAGGAAGTTCGAGCGAAGGCCAAGGACGAAGCCAAGGCCGCGCTGAAGGCCAAGCTCGTCGCCAAGAACCGCCAGACCGTCGGGCTCGACGAGCCGGTCGAGGCAGTGTTCATCGACCTGCCGCTGTATTGCAAGCAGGTGCTGATCGACAACGTGGCATACCTGCAGGGTGTCACCTACACCGTGCGCGCGAGCGTCGCGATCGGGCTGCGCGAGGTGATCCAGCGCACCTGGGGGCACCAGTCCATCATCGACGGCAAGTCCGAGAATTATTACCGCAAGCAGAAGGCGCCTGCGATGAGCATGGCGACCGGCGCGGTGACCACAACTTCCAACCTGCTGAGGGCCT